TTAGCAATCATTTCTGCTGCCTTTGCTTTACCCCTTTCACTGGAGATTTCTTCATCAAGATAAAACTCATACATCTCATCCCAAGTGAAATCGGAGAGGTCATAACCTTCTTCTACAAATTCACTTACCCAATTTTCAAACTCTTCCTTTCTCACAACACCAGACATCTTCTTCATTTTTCTGACTGGCTTATAGTCAGAGGGCACGGGATCATCGGAATATGGTGCCTTATCGTATGGATCAATCAATCTACCACCAAGTGCAGTGGTTTCTTTGGCCTCATAAACTTGGCCATATGCTTCCATTAAATCGCGGAGGTCTTGGGGGTTCATGGTATGACTTTTTTTAATAATTTCCGTTTAGTTATTTATAAAAAGAAAGCACCCCCTGAGGAGTGCTTTTTCTTGAATGCCTTTAGTCTAGCCTTTGCTTGCCTAAGTGCCTGTGGTTTTAATTTTCTCTTCTGATCTTTCTTGCTGTGATGTTGCCAGTTTGGTGTATTTGCCATGGTAGTTTGGACCCTGATTTTAGTGTATCTACTAAAAGGAGCCTGAAGGTGTCAGATGTGCCACTTCTTAAACCGGACTACTAAATCCCTTCACTTTATCAAACTTGATCAACTTATTGAATTTATCTTCTAGACCACTCTTATGAGAAATCACGAAGATATTCGCATCTTTCACAACAAATCGAATAATTCTCAAAAACTCTTCTGTACCAAATCCATCCAAAGAACTATCAAAGACTTCATCCATAATCAAAAGATTGGTATTGACAGAATTCTTGAATTTTGCAACTTCTCTCCAAGTGAAGAGAAGTGCTAGGTCAATTCTCATCTTTTCACCTTCACTAAAGGAAGAATATGAAAAGTCTTCATGAATTGGTGATAGGACAGTTTCGTTAAATTCATCATCAAGAGTAAAGTTGATATAAAAATCCATCATCTGAAGATAACGGTTTACTTGCTGATTAATAAGCGGTAAGTATTTCTTAATGATTTTGGATTTAACTCCACTGTCCCTTAGTAAGTTGTATACAAATTCGTGATTATTAACTTGTGTTTTCTTATCTACTAGATTATCATATGTACTCGATAACTCCCTTTGGAATTTTTCTAACTTCTCATGCTCAGTATTTCTGTTCGCAAGGTTGTCGGTAATTCTTTGAATTTCCGATTCAAGATCACCGACTTGTCGCTGTAATCCAGAAATCTTAATATTGTTTTGAGAAATTCCATGCGTTAAACTAGTAACCTCTTTAGAAACGGCAACGAAATGACACTCTCGCTGCTCCTCCTCTTCAATTGCACGTTCGAGTTCTAAAAACCCAGTTTGCAACTCCTTTGCCTTAATTTGAGTGTCTTCAATCCTATTTAACCGAAACTCTTCTTCTATGTTCTGAGTGCAGGTGGGGCAAACCGTATTTTCACTAAAAAACTTATGCTCTTCAGTAACGGTTGCAACTTTTTGGGAGATTTTGCCCTTTAATGATCCCAACTTTCTCAACTTATCTTTAGATCCCTTAACATTATCAAGTTCTTCCGTGAGTTTCTCAACCACCCCCGTAGTATCTTCATTCTCAGAGATATAAACGCCAATTTCCTCATTCAGATTGGCAATCTTTTCTTTATAGGCATTTATATTGGCATTTCCCCGACTCTCAAATTCATGAATAAAGTTCTTCTGCATTTCAAGGCGATCACTTAAAGATTCCTTCTTCAGTTCCAGAGTTCGAATCTCTTCACGACTTTCGCGAATTCTATCTTTGACAATTGAGTTCATAGAAGAGAAGATCTTGATGTCAAGAAGATCTTCAATCACCTCTCTACGATTAGCAGCAGAAAGTTGCATAAATGGAACAAAATTACTAGATCCCAAAATCACAATTTGTGTGAAAGATTTATAGTTCATCTTCAGAACATTTTGCTCCAACCACTTCTGCTGATCAAGTGCTGCAGAGGATTGATCAAGAGCAGAATCGTTTCTATAAATCTCAAAAATATTTGGCTTGATGCCTCTTACAATTTTCCAGGAAATACCGCCAATATTAAACTCAACCTCAACTCTACAGTCTCTCTCATTTACTGTGTTGACCAGTTGTGGTTTGTTAATACGACGAAACGGTTTCCCAAATAAGGAAAACGTTAATGCATCAAGAATAGTAGATTTACCGGCACCATTATTCCCAACGATTAACGTTGTGGAATCTTTGTTTAAAGTAATTTCTGTGTATTGATTGCCGGTGCTTAAAAAGTTTTTCCAACGAATTTTTTCAAATACTATCATCGATCATCATCACATCAAATTGTATCAAATGTAAGATCCTCTGGTGGAAATACTATGTCATTCTTCGTAATGACTGCATACTTATATCCACCAATTTCGCATGTTTGAATAATTAAATCATCATCCAATTCTATCACGTGCATTTCTGGATATCCATTACCCTCTAATAACATAGCATATCTAACAGCATCATCCTCTTCTTCAAAAACATATAACACCATATCCCCATCCGGGGATTCTACAGCATATACACCTTCCTTTTCGCTTCCATATATTGTTAGAATATACATGTCATACCATTTCGCAAGCTTCCCGATAGATATTATGAATAATGGACTGAATCTCAGACCTATCAAGTTGAGTATCAGATTCGTTTATATATCTATTCAAGATAGAAAGTGTATCTTCTGACTCAATTGCTTCGAAGTCTTCATTCTCTTGAATTTGGAAGTTTTCAACGATCTTCAACTCATACACATTTGCTTTAAAGATCTTATCAATAAACTTCTCAAAATGCTTGGGATTTGATTTCTTACGAACTACTACCTTAACGATCTTATTTTCAAGTTCCCTAGTGTCAAAGGTTTGATATGGAGTATCTTCATAATAGATGTTATAAAACATCCGATATGGATTATTAATTGGAGTATGTTCCAGAGTCTCCGTATCAAAAATGTGAAATCCACGAGTTTCCTTTACATCATTCCAAAACATCTCATATGGATTGCCCAGGTAATAAATTGGATCTACTGACGATCTAGTGTGATAGTGCCCAGAGAAGACTTTGGTGAACGTCTTAAATAATTCGCTGCCAAGACCTTCCTCCATGACGTGGCCACGACTAGCTGCAAATCCTCTGAGTTCAAGGTGCCCCATCGCACACTTGCAAGATGTACCTTTAATAAGTTTAAGAGTTTCTTCTTCATTTTCTTGATTAATCCATGGTATAAAAAGAACCTTTAATTTTCCCAAAAGAACTTCTTGTGGGGAAGAATAGATCTTTACATTTGCATATTCGCGAAGCAAAAGATCTACGGCATTTACAGAATTTGTATTTTTGTAGTAAACATCATGATTGCCAACAATCAAGTGTAAGTCAATTCCCCTGCCCTTGATGGGATCAAAGATATTATTCTTAGCCCATGTTAGAGCAGAAAAATCAATTCCCTTCCGGCTGTCAAAAGCATCACCCATATGAACTATGGTCTTAATTCCCTCACTATCCAGAGTAGGGAAGAAAATATCCTCATAGAACCTTAAAAAATAATCATGAAAAACTTTAGAGTTTTTTCGAGCACCATAATGAGTGTCTGTAATGATTGCAACTTTCACAAATTAATCCCCATCAAATCTCATGCTTCAAACGCAATCTCTCAAGAAGTCTTTGATATTGTTCCGTAAGAGTCTTGTTCAATTTTAAAACTGGAGTATAATCATTTGGTGCAGGTGCATCGTGACGCAATAATGCATTTACAACTGCGGCAGGTCTTCCCGATACGTTAATTGATCCGTGGAGGACATTTGGAGGAATTACAACTGCTACTGGCGATTCCGCATTCATAGAAATATATCTGACCTTATCATTTTCAACATAAAACAAATACGAAATTCCTTGAACAGGAATCAGTTGATCTGTTTGATTTTCATGAGAAAACATCTCAAATGGATTATTATGAGATATTTCTACCAAAAATGTCTCACAACTACGATAAGAGGTGTAAAACTTACACCCACTGGTGCTCATATATGAGATTGGTTCAACAGAAACCGTTTGTGGCATACAAACTCCTCACCGGGAAATATATCTTTAAATATATCATGCATTAATTTGACTGTCAACAATTACAGCATTAATACCGCAGTTTATTGTGAACAGAATCTTTAATCGAATTGTAATCGCTGTAATTCATTCCATCAATTGATACGTCGTCCACGAACACCTCATCAAATCCGGTCTTCTCAAGGATTTTGTTCTTGATTTCTAACTGACGCTTTTCCTTTTGAATTCTACGCAGAAAAGCATAATGAATAATTTGAGTAAAATATGCAAAGGGGTTCTGTGATTTTTTTGGATCAAAATTATGAATGTATTGAATGCAATTCTCAATACCATCAGAAATCATATCTTCCTTGAACATATAGTTCACGAAGTTTGGTTTAAAAGATAGGTGAGTTGCGATCTTCAGAAAACAGTCACCAATATAATTCGTGATCCTTGGTTTTTCATTGCCCCTAATCTGAGCAATCTCACAATTTTCCCGATATGTAATAAGAGCTGCTAGGAATTCTTTATTATTCACATAGTGCTCAGATCTCTTCTTTCTTACCATTACCGCAGTTGTCAACATACTAAACGATTCAAACTATGTATCATTATACGACATTCAACACAATTGCGCAAGGCCTTGACAAGGAACCAAAACAGCAGTAGACTACCTTTGTTAGGGTTGAAGGATGAGTTATAGCTTAGCTTTAAGACTCTGGTTCTAAACCATAAATCTTCTCTAGAATTTCCTTTGCTTCAGTAATACTAGAGATATATCCCTGTTCTCTGGTGAGAGTGGTTTGATTGGGATGTTGATCCGGATTAAGTGCAAACTGACGGGTATATTGATGGTAGATTTTTATCATCTCCATATCTTTTGTTTCACACATCGTTAAGACATCATTCTTATCAATTACAAACATATCATTAGTAGTTGTCTTAAGCCAGGGTTCAACTTTATACCCAGAACCAGATCTGCTTTTAAATTCACTAATAACTACTGGACAATGCAGCATAATGAGAGTTCTATCTCCCTCTTCTAAAACAGCTGCCTTGCAAAATAATTCTTCACTTGTCTTTAATTTTATTGTTGCATAAAAATCTTCTTCTATACCCATATTTTTATAGATTAACTGTGATTATGTCATAATTAAATTTCTCTTCGTTATAGATCTTGATTCTTTCAATTAGATGATTTAAAGTGAAATTTCGTTTTTGCTTGTATGTGCAATCATCTGATATATCGTAGAGAATTGCTTTAGTTTTTGTCTTAGACTTTCTAAGAACTCTTCCAATACTTTGGAGATTTCTAATTCTTGATTTGGATGGAGAAGCAAAGATTACATTATGCAAATTCTTAATGTTAATCCCGGTGCTAAATGTTCCGTAAGATGCAATAATG